TCGTGCTGCACGTCCTCGATGTCCCAGGTCTCCGCCACGGCCTTGACTGCCGTCTCCCGTGACATGATCCCGGCGACCCGCAGCGTGGCCAGCCCATTTGCCTCCTGCACCCGGTCCTCGCCAGTCGGCGGGAACCAAGGCGGCCATTTCAGCGAGACCTGAACATCATCGGCGATCGGAGTAAGCGGCTTGCCGTTGATCAGCAGTGGGAACTGCCGCGACAACCGCATCACCATGCGGATCAGCGGCAGCAGACCATCCTCGCCGTAGCTCTGCCGGAGGTGGTCGGCCAGCCAGATCAGCGCCTGGTGCATCAACTCCAGGGCGCGGCCAGACTGCGCCGCCGACAGTTTGTCGGCGTTGGACCGGTTGCCGTGCATCCCTTCCAGCGCCATTTCGCGCAGGGCCCGGCAGTATTCGATCACCGCCGCTGCCGCGGTGCCGTTGATCTCCAGCAGGCGGCCGTCGCCATCCTTTGAAACGATCAGGGCGTTCGCCGCTGACCGCACGAATTGCTGTTGGTCGCCGAATGCCGGCTCCTTGATCAGCAGCGTCGGATCGCTCGAGTACTTCAGTCCTCGCCCGGCCTGGCTGAGCTGGTACTCGATCTCGATTGTGGTCTCGATGCCCGCCCTGAATGTGCAGGCGCCATCCACCGCCGAGCCGGATGCCGAGGGACCGGGCAGGTTCTTGATCCACACGACGGGCACGAAGCCCAGCCGATGGTCGACGGTCTGCACCGGGTCCTCAACCGGTCCGGCACCTTCCTTCGCAACCGGCCACGGCCAGTACCAGATTTCCCGCTGGTCATCCCACACCCGCTGAAACCAGTACCACTCATGATCGTCCGACAAGGTGTAGCCGCGTTCCTCAAGCTCCCCTCGCCGGACTTTGTATTTCTCGGTCACCCCGGCCAGCGTGTCCGGCGCATCGCGCCGCCATGCCGGCGTCAGGTATTCCGTGTTCATCGGCTCGAAAAACACGCGGTTCTTCAGGACCCGCATCAGGATCGCCACCGACCCGACCGAACCGCTGATCGCGGCGTCAGTCATCACCCTGGCAAGCCTGGTTTCCTTCACCAGCACCAGCAGGCTTTCCCGCACCGCAGCGTCGGTGCATTCCAGGGTTGGGAAATGCCCCTCGGAAAACACCAGCGCCACGCTGTCCTCAACCGCCAGCCGGCAAAGGTTGTGCCGTACCGAGGGGCGCCGCTTCTTCAGCGGAATGTACTCGCCGGCGTCGTTCCGTTCTTCGTGGAATTCGTATGTCAGCAGGTCATAGATCCGACCCTCCAACATCCGCCGAAGGACGTCGATCTCTCTGGTGCGGGCCGGATAGTCAGGGTCCCGACGGAGCGGGGCCGTCAGGGTGTTGAACATTACGGCCGCACCCCCCGGCGTGCCATCAGTTGGTAATCCGGGTCCGCGGCCAGCAGCTGCGGCACCGCGACACCGATCAGCGGGGCCAGGCCCGCGGCGGCCTGCGGGGACATGGGCCGCAGGCCGGCGCAGACCTCCACCAGATGAACCGTTGGCACGCTGATCGACGCGGCCACCGTGGCGTGGCCGCCATTGGCAACCACGTAGAGCCGCGCCGTCTCGATCAGGTTCGCCATGCGCCCCCCCCTTATGCGAACGCCTTGAGCAGGTTGCCCAGGGTGTGCGTCCCATCGTTGATGAACTGCACCATATCTGCGGTCTCCCGTGGGGCGCCTGGTTAGAAGTCGGCGCTCGCCAGGATGTAGCCGGAGCCGCCGCCGCCCTGGAGCAGCGTGCCCTGGCCCGCCGTGCCCGCACTGTTGCCGTTGACGCTGATCGCATTGGGGGTGTGCGTGGCGCCCGCCGTGATCGTGCAGGCGGTCGCCGTCCCGGCCTGATTGGTCTTGAAGGTGCCCGCCGCCGCCGTGACCGTGGGCGCTTTGTAGAACTGAACCGGCGTGGCCATGTAGAAGACCTGCGTGCTTGCTCCGGTGTTCATGCCGGCGCCGACGATGACGCCGGCGGCCGGCTCCGGGGTGAGCCATGCGTAACGCTGGCAGATTTCCAGTTCGACCTGGGCGTCCCGATGCTCGAAGGGTGAAACCGCGGCCCCCTGCTCGATCTGGCAGCCCATGAACTGCACGAAGTCGTTGGCGCCCGCCGTGCCGCTGGGGGTGTAGGACACCAGCACGCCAAGCTGCGTGCAGCCCGCAGGCACCACCCCGCCGAACGAGTAGCGCGTCATGGTGGTGTTGATGGCCTGGGTGGTGTTCACCACGCTGGTCTGGCCGGTCCATGAACCGGCTACCATGTTCGCTGCGCTCTGGTTGGAGCCGGTGCCGCTGATGACCTGGACGGTGAGCGCGCCACCGGTGTACCCCGACCCCGCCGCCGCCCAAAACGAGAACGTGATTGTCTGCCCCTGCATCCTGATCGAGTCCGCGGTCTCGATCACCTGGCCGAGATTGATCGCTGCGGTGTTGGTGTTGCCGCTTTGGCGCTGGAACTGCAACGCCGTGCTGAACCCTGTCACCGAGACGTTCGCCACGCTCGCCATCAGGATGGCGGACGACGCCCCGCCGACCGCAAACCACCGGTCGGCGAAGTATGTCACCGTGTTGCTGATCGCCGACGAGATCACACCGCCCGAGGCCAGACCTGGGGCGTTCCGCTGGAACGGGTTGACGGTGAAATCGCCGCCGTCGAGCAGGTTGCGGAACTGCACCGGGGGCTGGGCCGCCGGGGTGTAGGATGCGCCGGACGCCGCCAACGTGGCGCCGTTGTAAGTCAGCGACACCGGGTTGACCACGCTCGACCCAAGCACCAGGCCCGAGGCATTGTTGATCGAGCCCAGCGTCGTCATGGTCGCGACCGGCACGCCCGCGGTGAACGTCTTCAACGTCATATCGAAGGCATGGGCCGCATAGCTCTGTGTCGCGCCGCTCGCCAGCGTGAAGCTGGGGATCTGCCACGTCAGCAGGTTGTTCCCCCCGGTCGCGCTGTCGAACAGGGCCGCATAGGTCGATGCCGACCACGAACCGGTGGCGCCGAAGGTGACGCCCTGGACAATTTCTGTCATGCCCGTGTACGGATCATAAAGCAGGGGCACCGCGATACGGGCATAGCCCGCCCCGGTCTGTTCGGTGAACACGCCGGAGGTCGTGAAGGCCGTACCCAGCGCCAAATACCCGGTGATGACGGTTTGAAATGCCATTTCATGTCCCCTGAAAGCCCGGTATCGGGCGGTTTCGGTGCCGCCGGATCACACCGGCCGCCGTTGTTACGAAAATGCCGCCAGAAGGACGGCTGACAGCGCTATTGCCGCCAGGACGGCGACCCAAACCCATTCGCCGCGCCCCATCAGGGGCGCCCTCGGCATGAATTCGGCATAGTGCGGTGCGTGAACCTCGGCCATCGCCTCCGGGGCGTCGGAAACTCGGGCCTGCGCGGCATCTGGACGGCCTGAGCCGCCCATCACGGCGCCGTCAGGGGTCTGGATAGACCTGGGCCGGAGCGGGCCGCCGTCGCCCTCCGCCGTCCTCGCGGCGACGATCCTCACGGGACCCGCCCAACACCCCATGGCAGCGCCTGGAGCGCTGCCATGGGGCAGATACCGCCGGTCACGGCGTCGGGGCGGTCAGTCATGAGCGCGATCGAACGCCACCCCCAACGCCAGGCGCGGATACAGCCGCACCGCCTGCTGGATCGCCCGCTCGTGGATCTGAACCAGCACGTAGGGCAGTTCGGATGGCTCCAGGGCGGACAGGCGCTGCACGACCTCCTGGATAAGAAGCTCCCGGCTGGCTTGATCCATCATGGCGACGGCACCGGGCAGGCCTGAGTTTTGGCAGGCAATAGCGATTTCACCAGTCCAAGACCGGCATCCACAGCGCCCACGTCCTGCGCCACGACTCCGCCGACTGCGCCAGCGGTGATCAGCCACGCCGGCACTGCCCCTGCGCATCCCGATAGCACGACGAGAGACGCCAGCGCGACGGCGCGCATCAGGGCGTCGTGGCGGCAGGGGTCGCTGGAGCCGCCGCGGGCGCGGTGGCATTGGCGGAGGCTACAGCCGCTCCAGCAGCAGCGATGCAGGCCGGGTTGGTTATCAGCGCCTGCCCGGAATTGATACCCTTCTGGGCGTTCGACACCCCCGCGGCGGTGGCGTCCGCGATGACGGTCGGCGCGACCGCAGCGACGCAAGCAATAGCCTGCTGCTGAGCGGTTGAGTTGCAGGCAGCGAGCGCCACGCACATCAGCGCCACCACGAGAGTTTTTCGCATTTTGGTCTCCGTATTGTGGGTCATGCGCGGAAGCCCCGCGCGGGGAAGTCTCAGGCCGCCGGCGGCGCGGCGGCGGGGGCCGTGGCGGCGTGGTCAAGCCCGGTGCGATATGCCGCGATCAGGGCCTCTATATCGGTCGCCACGGCCCCCGCCGCCGTCTTCGCGGCAACATTCTCGGGCCACAGCAGCCCCACCACGCCGGCCACCAAAAGCGGAATCGCCGTCTGCAACGTCATCTGCCCGCCAACCAACGCCAACAGCGTCGGGGCCAAAATCATCATGCCATGGCCGGTCGTGACCTGGCGGAACCAAGCATCGAAATTCATGTCATTACCCCAACAGCAATCGCTCTGCCTGCCGCAGCAGCCAGAGCATGGTTTTCGCGTCCATCTGGTCGGCGGACTCAGCCGACAGCACGACAAGCTCATCCGCCGACTCGCCGATCAGCACCACGCGCTGCAGCGGGATGCGTCCTGCTGCGGCCAGGGCTTCACGCGGCGACCGGCATTGATCCGGCAGGGGAAGGCGCTCGACCGTCATGGCCGGGCCGGCCAAGCTACCCCAGCCAGCACCGTACCGGCGTTCATCGCGCCCCACGATACCAGGTGCCCCGCCGGCAGCGCCTCGCGATCGTCATCCACCGGCTCCGGCACAAAAACCGCCGGCGGCAACGCCGCCCCGATCACCCGGCCCCGCTGGATCACCGTCCACCGCGCCAGGCGCAGCGCCGCGGCAATCAAATCCCACGACGCGCCGGTTCCGCGCATCCGCTTGATCCGCGCGTCCATCGCGTCGGTCCAGTACAGTTTCTGTTGCATCGCCCTATCTCGCCATGTGCACGATCGTTGTTTGCTGCGCGGGGCCGCCAAACCCCTTCGCCGTGATCAGCGCCTCGAAAGCGCGCGACAGCGCGTCGACCTGATCGTCCTTCCGCCCAGCCGGGAAGTCCCGCAGTTCGGCGATCAACGCCGGGTTCCACCCGGCCCGGAGCATGCCCAGGTTGCCCAACCCGCATTGCGACGCCACAGGCCCGGCCCTCGTCGCCTTCGAGCCGGACTCCGGCGTGGCCAGCACCACATGCCCCGCAAGCCGCGTCCCGAAATAGGCCACCTGAGACTTGCCGGCCTGGCCAGGGTCCTGCGGCAGCGAGATCAGCGTGCCCCGCCCATCCTGCGCCGCCGTCGCGACAATCAGCCGCTCTACCTCATCCGGTGACCCGCGGATGCGCGCCACGTCCAGCACCACATACCGCCCCGTCTCGGTCAGCCCCAGCTTTACCCCCACCGTCCAGTCCGGGTCCCGGTTCGACCGCCGACCGCCCGACACCGCCCCCTCCTCAGTCGCAGCCAGGTCCCACCCCCGCACCGTCCGCGTCACCGGCGGCGCCACGTCGTGAAACACCAGCTTGCCAACCTGAAACAGCGTGCCGCGCGCCGAGGTCGGCCGCTGCTGATACAGCGCGTTCCACGTCCGGCTATCCTCGCCACCCATCGTCCGCTGCTTGTCCAGCAGCGCCGATAACGGCTCCCACTCCGGCCACAACGGCTCACCAACCGCCCGGCCCAGCGCATCATTCTCCTCCGCAATCGCGGGGAAACTCACCACACGCCACCGCTCCGGCTCATGCTCCAAAATCTTGCCGGACAAATCGTCATGGTGCCAACGCGTATTGATCAGCACAATCCGCCCAGTCGGCTTCAACCTCGTCAGAAAGTCGGTCTTGAACCAATCCCACACCTTATCCCGGCGCTCCTGATTGTCCGCCTCCTCCAACGTCTTAAACGGATCATCAATGATCGCCAGATCAGCACGCCGTCCCGCAATCGCCGACCCCACACCCGCAGCAAAATACTCGCACTTGTTCGACGTCGACCAAGACCCAACCGCCTCACTGGTCAGACCAATCTTCAAAACCCCACTATGGTCCCGAATGAAGTCCTGAACCTTCTTGCTAAACGTCTCCGCCAAACCAGACGTGTTCGACGCCCCAAGCACGTTCTGATACGGCTGCCGCGCCATGAACCACGCCGGAAACAGATGCGACGCATATGTCGATTTTGCGCTCCCTGGCGGCATCCAAACCATCAACCGGTCATTCTCACCCGAGGCAATCGCCTCCAATTCCCTAAT